TGGCGGTGTAATCCCTGCTGAAACCCGCATGCCTTTTGTTGAACGAGCTGAAGGCGGTTTCCCACTCCAAGAGGCGGCTTTGACCACTATGGGTCCACTTCGCATGTTCTTGTGTTTCAGCGTTGCTATGGAAGTAACCGGTTCTTCACACCTAAATGGTGATGAAGACAATTGTTTCATGAATTACTATCACTCGGTGCTAACCTTTTTGGGTAAGCAACCAGGTCAAGTGGGT